GGAACAATTGTTGCTGGAGATATAGCAGATGGAGCAGTAACTTCAGCAAAAATTCTTGATGGAACAATTGTTAATGCTGATATTAATGCATCAGCAGCAATTGATCAATCTAAGATTGCAAATTTAACTACAGACCTTGCTGCTAAGGCTCCACTTGCATCACCAGATCTTACTGGTGTACCAACAGCACCTACTGCAGCAGCAGATACAAGCACAACTCAGATTGCTACAACAGCATTTGCCAAGGCAGAGGCTGACGCAGCACAGACTGCAGCAATTGCATACGCAGATGCACTCACAACATCTGATGTAGCAGAAGGAACAGCACAGTACTTTACAGATGCTCGTGCTAAGACTTCAGCAGCAAGTCTTTTGACTGGTGCAACACTTACAAACATTACAATTACAGGAAATGGTTCAGGACTTACTATTACCGCAGAAAACGGTGTAGCAGATTCTACAACCACTAACCTTGCAGAAGGTACAAACCTTTACTTCACAGATGCTCGTGCTCGTACTGCGGTAGATGGAACAGATCGTTCATTTACATCAGTTGCGATTAACTCAGTTGCTAAGCAGGTTGCAGCAACTCTATCAGCACCAACAGCAGGAGTTCAGACAGCACACGCTTTTGCAAAGGCTACATATCGTTCAGCAGAATATCTTGTAAAGGTTGCCTATGGAGATCACACAGAAATCTCAAAGGTACTTCTAACACTTGATGCCAACGATAACGTTGCAATCACAGAGTATGGAATTGTTTCAACAACTACTGGATCAGCATCAACGATTTCAGCAGATGTTTCAGGAACAGATGTAAGACTTCGTGTAACAACTGCAAATAATACTTCAACAGTAACTGTTGTTGGAACATTGCTTGCATAATAAAAAATAAAAATAGTTGGAAGAAGGAGTAGTAAATGGCAACAGTCAATAAAGACTTTAAGGTCAAGAATGGACTACAGGTCACAGGATCTGGTAGTTTTGGAGGGACCTTAACAGCAGCAACCCCAACAGAGAGTACACATCTAGCAACAAAAGCATATGTAGATTCTTTAGCAGGGATGACTGTATCTTCAACTGCTCCTTCTTCACCAACAAACGGATCACAGTGGTTAGATACTCTAACAAACAGAGTTAATTTCTATTACGATGGAACTTGGTATACCCAAGCAACTATTGATGATACAAATACACTTCCACAGCACATTCACGATACTGCAATTGATGGAACTGGTTTTATAGTATCCCAGTTCTATGAAGCAGGAAGTTTTAATAGCCCACTAGGTGTGGGGATAGACGCAGGTGGACCATCTACAACAGAGTGGACAGTTGTGTTTGATGGCGGTAGTGCAGTAGACAACTTCAATTAAAAACAGGGGTTATAATAAGATAGTAAATGGGTAGCACCCATAAGGAGAAATAAAAATATGGCAACAAGAATGCAACAGCGAAGAGGAACTGCATCCCAATGGACAGCAGCAAACCCAACACTTGCAGCAGGTGAAATCGGTTTTGAGACCGACACAAATAAGTTTAAAATAGGTAACGGTTCTTCAAACTGGACTGCTCTATCCTATTTTTCTAATACAACAGCCCTTGAAGCACTCCTTAATGATGGAGCACCCGCAGCACTAAATACTCTTAATGAAATTGCAGCGGCAATTAATGATGATGCAACATTCTTTACAACAGTTTCAACAAACCTAACAAACCATCAAAACGATACAACAAGTATTCACGGAATTGCAGACACTGCTGCTCTTGCAACTCAATCATATGTTACAGACGCAATTAATGGAATTACAAACGATTATTCATCACTTGCTGGAACAGGACTTTCGTGGGATTCAGAAGCAGAAGAACTTTTAATTGATACTACAATAGCAACAAAGACCTATGCAGATACTGCCGTATCAACACACAGTTCAGACACCACAAGCGTACATGGAATTGCAGATACTTCAGCACTTGCTTTAACAGCAACTGTTGCAACTGATATTTCTACAGCAGTTTCAAATCACTCTTCAGATACAACTTCAGTTCACGGCATTGCTGATACTTCACTACTTGCTACTACATCAGGAGTTAGCACAGCAGTATCAACACATAACGATGACACAACAAATGTACACGGAATTTCAGATACATCAATTCTTGCAACAACGACTGGATCACAAACTTTATCTAATAAAACTTTAACTACACCAACAATCAATGGACCAACAATTACTGATACTGGACAGACACCAACAATTCATGGTATATATCTTCCAGCACCACATACTATCATTTTTGAAGGTACAACAGCAAATGATTTTGAAACAACTTTGACGGCTGGAGAACCAACCTCTGACAATACAGTAACTCTGCCAGATGCTTCAGGCACCCTACAACTTAGAGTTGCAGATGTTTCAGATACTGAAATTGGATACCTTAATGGTGTAACTTCAGCAATCCAGACACAGATTGATGCAAAGGCTCCATCATCTGCTCCAACATTTACTGGAACAGTTACATCTACAAATGACCTTATAGTTGATGGAAACTTAACTGTAAACGGTACAACATTTAACGCATCATCAACTTCTATCACAATTGAAGATAACATGCTACAACTTGCTCACCAGAATGCAGCAAACACAGTAGACCTTGGTCTTGTAGTTGCTTACAATGATGGAGCAGCAAAGCACTCAGGTCTTGTAAGAGACGTATCTGATGATGAATGGAAACTCTTTAAGGGTGTAACTACAGAGCCTACAACTACAGTTAACTTTGGTCAAGGATCACTCGATAACCTTGAACTGAACAACTTGGTAGCAGCAGGAGTTGTCTTTACAGACGGTACACAGACAAAAGAAGGCGTTCCATCAAGAACCCCTATTGTTCAAAAGACTGCATCATACTCACTATCACAATTAACACACAGAGACTCTATGATTGAAGTTTCATCAACAAGCGGAACAACAATCACAATCCCCGTAGAATCATCAGTAAACTATCCAGTCGGAACTACTATTGATATTCTTCAGACCAATACAGGTCAAGTAACAATCGCAGGTGCAGCAGGCGTAACAGTCAATGCAACTCCTGGACTAAAGTTGAGAACCAGATGGTCATCTGCAACTCTTATGAAGAGAGCAGCAGACACATGGGTTGTTTTCGGCGATTTGACAGCGTAATACAAAATTGAATAAGAAACTAGGAGAATAAAATGGCAGCAGGTAAGAAGTCAGGCAAGAAGTCACAAGCAGCAAATGACTTTCTAGAGCCATTAGTACCAACAAGCGTTACAGCAACTAACGTTGGGACTGCACGACCTTACCTGTTGACTGCCAATACAACATCTGCTGCATCTGCAGCAGGAACTGGTGGATCTGCAACTTTATCCTGGACTTTGCCAGTACTTTCTCCTGCAGCAACATCTTATACTATTGTGTCAAATCCAGAAACTTATACAGTTACAACTGGAACATCTTCAACAAGTTATACTTTTGAAGGCCTTGCTTCTAATACCGCATACACATTTACAGTAGCGGCATCAAATGCTGCAGGAACATCTGCTGCATCTTCTGCTTCATCATCAATTACCGCAACAACAGTTCCAGCCCAACCAGCAGCACCAACTGTAACTCTTCAGGTTAATCAAGATACAATAACTTGGTCTGCCCCAGCAAATGGTGGATCTGCAATTACTGGTTATACTTGGGCATCATCAGATGCAAAGGGTGCAACCGTAGGTTCAGGTACTACAACTGTTGCAGTTACTCAAGAAGGTGGTACTTCTCAGACATATACAGTTTATGCAACAAATGCTAATGGTAACTCACTAACATCAGCAGCATCTCAAAATGTTACTACTACTCCACCATTCTTCCCGCCGTTCTTCCCGCCATTTTTCCCACCATTCTTCCCACCATTCTTTCCGTTCTTCCCATTCTTCCCACCGTTCTTCCCACCATTCTTTCCGTTCTTCCCATTCTTCCCACCGTTCTTCCCACCATTCTTCCCACCATTCTTCCCATTCTTCCCACCGTTCTTCCCACCATCATTCTCTCCAGCACCACCGTTCTTCCCAACGTTCAAGAGTGGCCTGATGCTTTAAGATTAGTTTTAAACTAATTCACAGTTGATTGATCTAAAAATCTTAGATGTTTTCTGTGGTATAATTTTCTTAAGTACATTACATAAGAATAGGATAAAAATGTCTGGCTATGATGAAAATTCAAACCCTTGGTTTACTAAAGATAGATCTGAAACAGTATCAAATAGGGTTCACAGAGAAATTGATAAAAATATTACCGTAGAAAATCCAGGACTTGGATTAAATATTTACCGAAATACTTTTTCAGTAGAAGACTCTAAAAGATATATCAACATTCTTGAATCCAATCTTTCAAATGGCAGTAAGTATAAGTGGTCAGAAGCCCAAGTAACAAACTCTACAACGCCAATTAAAAAAGCAAGAGACTGTGTAGACTTTAAATACAAACAAGAAAATTTAGGACCAAAAGACAATACAAACTCTGAACTAATTGACCTACACGAAGAGATATATCAAAAACTAAAATTGTGTATAGATGACTATGCAAAATACTGGGGTATTAGTGTTGTGTATTATGAAGCCTTTAATTTTGTAAAATATGAAGGAGAGGGAACTCACTTTAATATTCACGCAGATCATGGTCCAGCATACAACTGCACAGTTTCTGCCGTTATATACATCAATGATGACTATGAAGGTGGAGAGATTAAGTTTCCAAGATTAGATAATTATGTTCATAAGCCAAGAATTGGAGATATTGCAGTTTTTCCATCAAATTATATTTATGAGCATGCGTCACTTCCAATGGAATCAGGTACAAAGTATTGTGTTGTCATTATGACAGACATTAATGAACTGAGTCACTAGTGCCTGATGCAAAATCTAATTTAGCAATATTCAGATCCTTTAGGCCCTGGCTAAACAAAGACAGCAAATCTCTTCCATCTCCAACTCAAAGTGTCATTCCTGAATGGTATAAGGATGCAGATAGATTTGCCAAGATGCCAAATGGAGAATACTATAAAGCACCAAAAGAGGTTTGTCCATTTCCAAAAGAAGGTACTACAGATGATTATGGTAAGGTTCCTACGTGGAAAGCCTGTCCTGCAATTATGGATGCTTTCTCAACTGGATATGTTTTTAAAACACCATGCGATTTAACCTTTTTTAAAAATGCTCAGGGAATAATTAATGTTAAGACTGAAGATGCTAATAATCAAGATTTTTGTACACAAAGGCCACCAATGCCACAGTTTGAGCACCCACTTGGATATTATAAACATCACTTTGCTTGGTCTGCTGACTGGGGATTAGAACTTCCCGAAGGCTACAGTGCTTTATTTATGACACCAATGAATAGGTTTGATCTTCCATTTTTAAATACAACAGGTGTTGTTGACTCTGATAATGTTCATTTACTTGGTAGTTTTCCATTCTTTATAGTAGATGGATGGGAAGGAACTATTCCAGCAGGAACTCCGTATCTACAAGTCCTTCCATTTAAGAGGGAAAACTGGGAACACGAAGTAGATATTTTAGATCAGTCTCAAATTTATGATAAAATGGTTAAGAACATGCAGTTTTACCGTCAGCCAGATGGCGGGGTATATAAGAACAACGTTTGGTCAAGAAGAGAATACAAATAGGAGAAATAAATGCAAACATGGACAGAAAAAATTAACTTAGGTAATGGAATAACCTGTTATCGAGGAGTAATAAAAAAAGAGTTTGATTTAATAAACAGGCTTGAGAATACCCTTGGATCAGTTGCTGGATATGAAGACTTATCTCCAGAAGGTAAAAGATATCATTGGTTTCCAGCCTATGTTGGATATCAGCAACTTATGCCAGAGTATCGAGATTGCGTAGATTTTAAATTTAAAAAAACAGACATAGAACAAGACACCAGCGAAGAGTCTTTACACCTACAGGCTTTATGGCAAGATGTCTATGATGCTCAATTTGCAGCAGTTGAAGACTATCGAAGAGACCATAATATCATGCCACTAAAGTATTGGGAAGCATTTAACTTTATCAAGTATGGTCCAGGCCAGCACTTTAAAGAACATCATGATCACGGATATTCTTACAACTGTACAGTGTCTCTTGTCGCGTATATCAATGATGACTACGAGGGCGGAGAATTATATTTTAGATTACAAGATTTAAATATAAAACCACAGGCTGGAGATCTTTATATTTTTCCTTCTAATTTTATGTATCCTCACCAAGCAATGCCAGTTCACTCTGGAACAAAGTATTCTATTGTAACGATGTTAGATTACAGCAAAAAGTTTCATACCCCAGACATGTATGATTCTAAGTGGGATAATGAGTAATGTATAACATACTAATTGAAAAAACTCCAGGATCTCTTTTTGATATATCTCCAATGTCTATAAAAAGAGATTGGATGGATCAAACTTATGAAAACCATGCATACAGATGTTTTCCAGTAACACAGGCAAATGTTATTGGATACAATCTGTCTTGTAAGGAAGATATTGAGTTTATTTGGGACGGTATAAATGATCAAACTCCAGATCATATTGAAATAATTAAAGCACCAAAAGGATCATATGGGGGAAGAGGACAGTCCTCTATAAGTCTTAATACTGACCTAATATTTAAAACAGACAAACATGTAAGTATATTTACTATTAATCCAGTAAATTACTTTAGCAATGATTTTGAAACAATGTCTAACTTGATTAGCACATCATTTTATGATAATCCCTTGCCGTTAGCAATAAAAGCAAAATCACCCAACAAGCACGTGGTTATTAAAGCAGGAACTCCAATTGCAACAATAATTCCTATTTCTCTTTCAGAGTTAAACAACACTTCAATAGAAATTGTTGACTACAAAGATGAAGATAGAAAAAGAATAGATGCAAACATATCTTACGGAGATGCAGCACAGGTTATAAATTCATCTGGAAAATGGACAGACTGGTACAGAGACGCTGTAAACGAAAAGGGAGAAACTTTAGGTGAGCACGAAGTTAGGGTTTTAAAGTTATCTGTAGTAGATAATACAAAAAATAAAGAGAATGGTATAATGTAATTATGAACAATAACGAAAATGTTGTAATAAGAAAGCCATCCCTAACTCCGTCTGGATGGTTTGGAGACAGCAAAGATATGATAGTTGAGTTAGAAAACTTTATGACTCAAGAAGAAATGGAATTTTTAGAAAAGGCTGCAAAGTCTTTAACTATTTGGGACGTAACACAGAGCCACGTAAATGAAAATGGTACAGTTGTATACGATTCAGATTACTGGAAAGACAGAGTTGCAACCCAACCAACATTGGACAAAAATGATCCATCAATATCTCCAATAATTGCTGGACTATTCCAAAGACTAAAACCAATTATCGAAGAGTTTTATAAAGTAGAAGTTGTCCCAACTGGAACAACTATTGTTAAATGGCTTCCAGGACAATTTCAGAGACCACACGCAGACAAAGAACTTCACGAAGGTCCAGATGCTGGATTACCAAATGATTTTCCAAACTATGATCTTTCAAGTTTGTTTTATCTAAATGACGACTATGAAGGCGGAGAGTTGTATTTTCCTTTACAGGGTGTACAGTTTAAACCTAAAAGAGGTGCTGCTTATTTTTTCCCAGGAGATAAAAACTATATTCACGGAGTGACTGAGATTAAAAGTGGTTTAAGATTTACTTGTCCATTTTTTTGGAAGATTACAAAGCATACAGGAGACAGGCAGCCCTAATATGACAGACAAACATCTTGAATCAATAGAACTGTATCCAAACATTGTAGTATACAAAAATCTTTTTAAAGACATATCAAAATCTTACAAAGTTTTAACAGACTCTTTAGTAGAAACAGAAGATAGGCTTTTTAATCCTTGGACACAGTGGTCTATTTTTGGAGAATATCTCAATCCTATAGTTCCTGAGTTTTCTATGTCTGATAAGTATGGAAATTTAAAAAATATAAAAACAAAAACACAGATTGAAGAAGATCAAAAAAATTTTGGTATAGAGATGATGGAAAATTTTCACTTAGTTACAGAAGACTATATTAAAAAATATAACATTACTGTAGATTTAAATGAAACCTCTATAGACGAAAATGGAAATAGCACACAAACTTGGAGATGGACAGGTGGAACAATAGGAAAATATCATATGAGTGATGAAGAACAAAAGGTTGGAATGAGGTATCACTCAGACTATATTAGAGAACAAGGATATGCTCCAGGATATAAGTTTGTAATAACTTGTACAATATATTTTAATGATGACTATGAAGGCGGAGAGATTGATTTTGCTATGGGAGACAAACTTATAAAATACAAACCAGAAGCAGGAGATCTTTTGGTTTTCCCATCAGGGCATCCAGATTATCTAACAGAAGAAGGCCAACCATATTTGCACGGAGTTATGCCATCATACAATAAAAATAAATTTTTGTCAAGAATGTATTGGCAAAAATACCAAAAAGGAACAGATGAGTGGTATGAAAAAGAAAAAGAGTTTGGTAAAGAAGTTTGGGCTTCTATGCAGCCAGAACTAGAAAAAGCATTTAGGGAAAAGCATCCCCAAAGATCTGTAATAGAAAATGGAGTAAGAATATAATGAATCTAGAAAACAAAAAAAGAATAACAAAAGATATAGTTGTTTATGAAAACTTTATAAGCAAAGAAGATTGTAAAAAAATGATTCAAGCCTTAGACGCTCAAGCAGATAATGGTGCAATTTCTTGGATGCCTATTTCATTTTATGAGTCATACTCCTCAATATTGCCACAAGATAATGATCAAGAATTACTTGATGCTGGATTATCTCCAACTATTTTTTCAGACATTGAAAAGGCAATGCCAGAAGCAATTGCTTCAGTTCACGATCTTGACCCAAAAATAATTTCTAAGATTGGATACCATACACAAAAATGGGAGCCAGGAGCATACGCAAGAATCCACTCTGATAATACAGATGCTGAAGGAAATTCAGGAGCATTCACAAGAAGTAGATATGCTGGATTCCTTTATTTAAATGATAATTTTGAAGGTGGACTATTAAAGTTTCCAGATCAGAATATAGAGATTAAGCCACAGGTTGGAATGCTTGCTGTTTTTGACGGGGGATTTAACAATATGCACGAAGTCTCACTAATCGAAAGCGGAGTAAGATATACCATAGGATCTTTCTGGGATGATAGAGAAGAAGATGCATATCCTCAAGAACTACGAGATGCCTGGGCAGCAGAAATGAAAGAAACAAGAGCCAAACAAGAGATTGAGCGATCAGAGTGGCAAAACTTATTAAAAGAAGGATATAAGTTGGATAAAGATGGCAACAAGTATAAGGTAGAGAGTATTCAAAATGATTGAATCTTTTAAAAAGCATTTATTAGAAAATGGATATTCATTTAAAGAACTTACTACAGAACTAATTTCTGTTGAAAACTTTTTATCAAAAGAGCAGTTAGATACCCTGAATAATATTATAGATAATACGTCTCAGGAAGAATGGGAAGTTGAGTATCTTTCAAATTTAAAAAGTTTTTGTTTAGAAAAATTTGGCAGAGACGATGTTGATAATCTTGTCGCTGAAGGCAAGTTTGAAATTACTCAAAACTGGAAAGATAAAAATTTTAATATATCAGATCATGAGATGTACATGCCGATGTATGATAATTTAAATTCAATGGTCATCAACTCAGACTCAACCCTACACTTAAGTGGTCTTGGAACCATTCAAAGAATGCAAACTGGAGTAGAACTAAAGTCACATACTGATCAACATACAGACCCATCTATTAGATATGCCACAATTATATATATAAATGATGAATATGTTGATGGAGAGTTATTTTTTCCAAAACTTGGTATAGAATTAAAACCTAAGCCAGGAACTATGCTATTTTTCCCAGGTAACGAAGAATACGAACACGGAGTAAGACACGTAGGAGAAGGTCCTATTAGATATGTCCTTGTTGGCTTTATTAAAGAAACTGATCACTATAAAAAGAATAGGTACTAGGAGGAGTTAAATGAATAAAGAGATATTAGACCCAAAGGTTTACTACTATACAGATGCAATAAAGGATTTTGATAAATTTCAAAGTACCTTAACAGAATTAGATTCCTTGGAATCAGTAAACGGATCTGATGTAAATGTTTGGAATACCTGGACAGCATCTAATGACAAAAGTTTTATTTATGGAGAAACAAAGACATTTGACATCAATGCGATAAATAGGTTAGATGGCGATATAGCAGAAAAAAGTAAGTATATTTATGATTCAATAATGACTACACTTTATGATGTTTGTAAAGACTACGCCACATCTATTGGGGACTTTGACGAGCCAAGAATTTTTCCAACCTTTAATATAAAGAAATACAATACTGGAATAGGTATGGGGGCACACTTTGATCAGTTAGATGGAGATAAGACCTTGCGATACTCTCTTGTAATGTATTTAAATGACGACTGTCAGGGTGGAGAAATATCTTTTCAATTAAAAGACTACGATGGCGGTTGGACAAGCACTGATGGGTTTTCTAAAGGATCGGCCCCAGCAGTAGACTTAGATTATGATATAGCAGTAGCAGAGAAAGCAATTGATTTTGGATTAAAGCCAAAAGCAAATAGTGTTATCATATTTCCAGCATTTCCTCCATATTTCCACACAGCACATGTTGTAAAGTCTGGATTTAAATATATGGTTCCATCACACTGGATTCATAACGGTATGGATCTTAATCGCAACGGTGCTATGTAATTGAAAACAGCAATTGTTACAGGAGCAAGTAAGGGTGTTGGGTACGCAACTGTAAAACTTTTATCTGAAAGTGGCTACAAGGTTATTGCTGTTTCAAGAGATCTGTCTAAAATTATTAATCTAGTTTCTGATAATGTTGAAGTTTATAGACTGGATGTAACTAGCGCTGATGAGATTAAAAGGTTTCACGAAAAGTATAGCAATATAACTCTTGACCTTCTTGTTAATAATGCTGGTGGAGGCGCAAGCCCTACATACATAGTTAATGAAACAATGGATAACTTTAGAAGAGCGTATGACATAAATGTTTCTGGGCCAATGTATTTGTCTCAACTTTTTGTTCCTTCTATGAAGAAGTCAGAATCTCCTACAATTATATTCATTAGTTCTTTAGGTGGCAAGTTTGCCTACAGATCAGGTGGAAACTATACAAATGCTAAAAGAGGAATGATGGCTCTTGTGGATACAATGAGACTAGAATTTCCAGAATATGGAATTAAGGTTACTGAAATTTGTCCAGGAACAATAGACACTCAAGTAGAAAAAAAGAACGCTGCATTAACAGCAGAAGACATGGCAGAGTGCATCAGGTGGGTATCTGAGTTGCCAAGCCATGTAAATATAAATCATATAGAGGTAAACCACATACTTAGTGGTAAATGATTTGAGGATATATGAAAATAAATAAACTTTACGATGATGTATACGAAGTAGAAGAATTTTTAACAGAGCAGGAACTCGCTGATGTTTATGCTATAATTAATAACACTCCAGAGGATGATTGGTTTGATGAATCAGCCAGGAATGAAAATAACACTTCAGATTTCTGGTTCGGAAAAAATTTATACTTTAAGTCAGCAACTGTTTTTGATTTAATAAACGAGAAGATGAGAAATCTTTTTGAGTCTTATTCGTATTATCCTGAAAAAACACATCTGCAAAGATATAAAAAAGGTGATTTTATTAAGCACCACGCAGATCAATGGATTCCAGATCTACCATATTACATAGGATATGGATTTTGCTTATACTATAATAATGACTATTTAGGCGGGGAGTTAGATTATCCAGATTTAAAAATTACAATTAAGCCAAAAGCAAATGCCCTATACATTCACGGAGGGCACATAGTTCATGGCTCACTGCCAGTACTAGATGATACAATAAGATACTTCTCTACTGTTTTTATACGTGGAACAGTGCAGCAGCCAACAAAATTAAAAGGAGATTTATTTAAATGACAAATATTGGATTTACAAATGAAGACTTTAACTCTCATCAAATGACAGAGCAAGAGCAGTTCATTCTTGGAATTTTAAATAAAAAGAAAAATGGGTATTATGTTGAGTTGGGAGCAGCACACTATAGCAATGGAAACAATACTTATTTACTAGAAAAAGAGTATGACTGGACTGGGGTATCATTTGAAATAGTTGAGTCTATGAGAGATGAGTTTAATGCAAATCGAAAAAATCCTTGTATGGGTGATGCTCTTGCCTTTAACTATATAGAACATTTTGAAAAAAATAACTTTCCAAAACAGATTGATTACTTGCAGTTAGATATAGATGCTGGCTATGATAATCACGGTAGGCCAGTAGGAAATAGTCATTGGACACTTCAAGGCTTAATAGCAGTACCATTAAATACATATAGATTTACTTTAATTACTTTTGAGCACGATGCAAATATGTATTGGAGAAATGATTCAATTAGGGATGCACAGAGAGAAATTTTAGATTCTTTTGGATACTCTTTAGTTCACAGATCTTTTCACGAAGATTGGTGGGTTGACTCAAATATTATTGGTCACGGAGACTACAGAAAATATTTGCACTGGCAGACCTTATAACTATAAACTATAACTTTAGGGGAGAGTTTTACTTTTTTAAAAACTCTGCTATACTTAAGACTATTCCGTTTTTGAAAGGACGATACACATGTCAGATTTTTTTAGTTTTAAACTTCCAGAGGACTTTGTAGAAAAGTATAAAAGCCAAGAAAGCCCGTTTGGTTTTAAGGATGCAGCAGAAAATTCACTTGGAGAAATTACTTTTATTCGTACTTATTCTCGTATGAAAGAAGATGGAACTAAGGAAAGATGGCACGAAGTTTGTCGTCGTGTAATTGAGGGCATGTATTCAGTACAAAAGAATCACGCTAAAGAAAACCGTTTACCTTGGAATGACTACAAGGCTCAGAAGTCTGCACAAGAAGCATTTCAAAGAATGTTTGAATTAAAGTGGACCCCACCAGGTCGCGGTATGTGGGCATTCGGAACCCCTATGACTATGGAAAAGAAGAACTCAGCAGCACTACAAAACTGTGCAATGGTATCTACAAAAGACCTTGATAAGAATGATCCAGGAGCCTTGTTTGCTTGGGTTATGGATGCACTGATGCTTGGTATTGGTGTAGGGTTTGATACAGTAGGACAGGATAAGAATTTCTCAATCTATGCCCCAACAGAACCAGAACAGGTGTTTGAAATTCCAGACACTCGTGAAGGCTGGGTAGAGTCAGTCAGACTTCTTATCAACTCATACCTTAGAGCAAACCAGAGTATCCAGAAGTTTAACTATGATTTGATTAGACCTCTTGGAGCCCCCATTAAGGGCTTTGGAGGCGTTGCATCAGGACCTGCACCTCTTATCAAGTTACACGACCAGATAGACCGTGTAATCGGCTCCAGAGGCGGAGAAACACTAGATTCTCGTGCCATCGTAGACCTTGTAAACCTTATTGGTACTTGCGTTGTATCAGGCAATGTTCGTAGATCAGCAACTCTTGCTTTAGGTAATGCAGGGGATGAAACATTTATGAATCTAAAGAACTCAGAACTATTCCCAGAGCGCAACTCATTTGATCCAGAAAATCCAGGTTGGGCTTGGATGTCTAACAATTCTATTTCAGCAGAAGTAGGAACAAAGTATGAAGACTATGTAGATTTAATTACAGAAAATGGAGAACCAGGTTTTATCTGGCTTGATGTTGCTCGTAATTATGGCAGACTAAAGGATGCGCCAGATGGGAAAGATTATCGTGTGATGGGCTTTAACCCTTGTGCGGAGCAGCCATTGGAATCATATGAATTATGTACACTTGTAGAAGTGCACTTAAATCGTCACGAATCTAAGGAAGACTTCCTGCGTACCCTGAAGTTTGCATACTTATATGGAAAGACTGTAACACTTGTTCCAACACACTGGCCACAAACAAACGGTATTATGCAACGCAATCGTCGTATTGGTACATCTCTTACTGGTATTGCATCATTTGCAGATCAAAAAGGTTTGCCAATTGTTCGTGAATGGATGGATGAAGGCTACAACAAAATTCGTCACTATGACCACCAATATTCAGAATGGCTATGTGTTCGTGAATCAATTCGTGTAACAACAGTCAAGCCATCAGGATCAGTTTCAATTCTTTCTGGTGCAACTCCTGGAGTTCACTGGGGACCTGGAGGAAACTTCTTCCTTCGTGCAGTTCGATTTGGAACTACAGATCCAATGATCCATTTGTTTAAAGCAGCGGGGTACACAATTGAAGATGACGTAGTGTCAGCAAACACATCAGTAGTTTATTTCCCAATTAAGTCAGGTCATCCAAGATCTGAAAAGGATGTAACCCTATTTGAAAAGATTGCACTTGCTGCAACTGCTCAGAAGTACTGGTCTGATAATGGAGTTTCTGTAACACTTTCATTTGACAAAGAAACAGAGTCAAAGCATGTTGTTCCAGCACTTCACATGTACGAGGGACAACTAAAGGCAGTTTCATTCCTTCCAATGGGAAACACTGTCTACCCTCAGCAGCCATACACTCAGATTACTGAAGAAGAGTATGAGTCATATATTGGCAAACTAAAGCACATTGATTTTGGTGCTATTTATGATGGAGCAGAAAATCTTGAGGCTCAAGGAGAGATGTACTGTACAACAGACTACTGTGAAATTAAAATAAACAAGTAGCCTTCTGTGGTAAAATAGACTTATAATGTCTAACCCATCAAACCTCTATGCGGAAAAAATATATGCAGAACATCCAATCGCTTTGTGGGCTTTGGATGACAAGGCTGACTATATAAGTTTGATAGATGAGGCTGGCAGGGATGTTTCTAATTGGAAAGATGCTTCAGGAGAATCTCTTGGTCTTTCTGCAGTTACTGTTACAGACATCACTGATGAACCATTTCCAGAAAGCAAGACCACAAAAATAACTGGTGCTTTGACAAATAATGCCTTTAGTCAGATAACTTGCATAAGCAATGACATCGCTAACTTTTCAACCCTAAACCAAAACCTATCAACATTTTCTGTAGGGGCATTTTTTAATTCTTTAAGTGCTTATGCCTCTAGTTTTGAAATTGGCTACGAGTATTTTGACACCACTTCTGGAAGTAAAATAGAAAGACTAAAGTCTTACACAACATCAATTCAAGACAGATGGTTTTTTATATCAGAGACATTTGATATTCCACAAGACAATACAGAGTTTAGAGTTGTTATAAAAATTAACTATCTTGGTGGAGCGCTTAACGAAGAAGACTATGAGTTTTTGGTAAATGGAATTACTGTTGGACAATGGTCTGAAGAGTTTAACTCATCTTCACTTGGTGTTCAAAAGATTTCACTTCCTTCAACTATTGATTTACCTCCATCTTTTGCAATTCCAGCAGATGCCTATGGTCTTGAAGAAAACAAAGGCTACTATTTGGTTAAAGATAATAGCCTTATGGCAAAGAACACAGGAATTCCACTTGTATACGGCGCATCAAATTTAACAAAACTTTTGCCAAATACAGATATGCCATCTGTTATTATCCCAGGTCTTGGATTTTTATCTGAGGCTGGTCAGTATAAAGAATACACCTTAGAAGCGTGGATGAGAATTAATTCAGACTCGGTTACAAAGAAAAGAATTCTTGGTCCAATTTCTTCTACAGACGGACTGTATGTTGAAGGACCATTTATTATTTTAAAAGTTGGAAATAATTCTGGATCTTATTATATTGGCGAATGGACAAGGCCAATGCTTATACACATAAGACTTTCTGAAAACAATGCATCTCTTCTTATAAACGGAGAAGAAGTAATTTCTTTGAACTACCTAACTTCAGAGTTAGTATTTCCTGTAAGTATTTTAAATGACAAGGAGCAGGACTGGATTGGATTTTATGCATACGAAGATGTTTCTCCTATAGAAATTGATTGTGTTGCTATATACACATATGTTGTTCCAATTATTCTTGCTAAAAAAAGGTTTGTTTATGGCCAAGGGGTTGAATTTCCAGAGGGGATTAATCAAGCATATAGTGGTTCATCAATATACATAGACTATCCCTTTGCAGACTATACAAATAATTACTCATACCCAAATATAGGAAAATGGGACCAGGCAATTGTTGATAACTTAAGTGTTGAAAATAATCTTTTGTGTACCCCAGACTACAAACTTCCAGAAATAGTTTTAGGGTCTTCAAACCTTGATCAGTTATATTCTGACCTTGGAGAGATCCAGGATGAATCAGATAAATTCTTTTCTTTTGACTCCGTTACAAGCGGATATATGTATTTTGATAATTTAAATTTTTTAAATGAAAGAGTTAGATCTTTCTATGGCTCTTTTAAGTTTTTAGAAGAACCAACTCAAACACAGATTTTGTTTAGAGTAGAATCAGAAAACTCATCTGATTACTTTGAAATATCTACACAAAACAAAGACATATTCTATAAATTAAATTATGGAAATACAGAAGAAATTCTTGCAAAGTTTTCTTGGTCAGGCGTAGATCCTTTTACTGGAATAGCACTAGAAGAAATGTTTGCTGCTGGAATAGATATAGATAAAGCATCTAAATATTTTGGGGGCAGAGTTGCTTCTTTCTTTGGAAACATAAACACATTAAAATTTTATATAGGTGGAAAGTCAAACTTAACACAAACCTTTACTGGCAAAATATACAAGGTTGGATTTTGCACCGCAAGGAACCATAAAAAAATCGAGTACTTGTTTAATGAGCGAGGAATTCCTGTAAATGATGAAAATGTTTTTCAATTATACTCAAACACAGTAGATGTAGAATACAGTTCTACAGATGATTATTTTGGCAATAATAATGCAGAGTGGGATCAGTTAATTGATTCAGGAGCAGTGGACTCATATCCTATAAATAACTTTCAGGATCATACCGCAAGTTACACACTATCCCCATCTTCTTACTTCGACAACTATACATTGGATATTGACATACAAGGATACTGGGAAGACTACATTCCTCTGACATATTTTTCTCAGTTTGTAAAAGATAAAAAGAATAACTCATACTATGATCTTGATCTAATTCAATTTAACATTAACTATCCAGCACCTTCAAATTTTGTTGAAGAAGAACAGACAGATGAGTGGACATATGCAGAATTATCAGATGAGTACAATGTTCCAATACAAAGAACCTATGAGTCTTTAGATAATCAATTATTTACAGGTTACTTAAATTATGATGATTTAAAAAATAGAGCGTCTAAAAACTATAAGTATGACACTTCAGGTTCATTGGTTAAGTCTTATGTCACATTTCAGTATATTAAAAATGGTGCAAACCTTTTAGAGTCAAACTTTTTTAATATAGAAAAGCCATCTAATGATTCAATTGTTGTTCCAGGAGATAACTGGATGATTACAAAATATGAAGTTATAAACAATATGATAATCTATCCACCAAAAGATGTTAGAGTTTTGGATCTTGCACTTGTAACGCATTTAGATTTTAATGTAAAGGGCATCATAAACAATAAGGTTAAAGTTAGAAACCTTGAGTATGCTTCTCAAGCATTTAACTCAACATCTCCAAATCCAATTGGAACAAGATTTGGAAACGAAATCTATCCATACAAAAAATCTGGATTCTACTATGACTATAAAGAAAGAAATCCTTTTTCAATTTACAAGGGCAGTTCTCCATACCTATACCTAACAAGATATACTGGAATAGAGTTAAAGGGTACATTTGATCCAATAATTAATCGTGGTTTATCTATTCCAATCAATAAAGAAATGTCTAGTAACTATAAAGTTATGGCCATGCAAATAGCATTAAGATATGATCAGGATGCATTCCCTTATGCTCCAACAGAAATATTTGAGATTCAGTCAAAAGATACCCATATAAAATTTTACATGGTAGCGATTCACCCAACTGGAGAAAGAGCCAAGGTTTATGCTATAAATGTAAGAACTGGAAGATTAGAAGACAATATAGGGTTTTATTGGAATGGAAAACTTGTTAAAGAACCAGTTATAACTATAAAAGAGTGGGGATTTTTGGGCATATCATTCCCAAACCTATTAAACTTTGATTCTAGAGTTGGATCTATTAATCTAAATGGACCGATAACATTTAATACAATTTCTTACTATCAGTCAACAAACCTGCAAGAGGTTCAAAAGGTTGATGTGCGCCCTTGGTTTGGAGTTAAATACTCTCTGCCACTTACCCTTGAGTGGGATGACTGGAAGACATCTTCTTTTGTTTGGCGTGGGGTTTTGATCTTATCTTCAACAAGTTATTATGGAGTAGATCCCTCAACAATCTATAAGAGTTACACAGGAACCAACAAGATTATTATTGATACTGATAAGGTATTTACGGTTAATGGATACGAGTATACCGTGTATAAAGGTATTACTTCGAAACAAATAACCTCTAGTGCCGTCTAATGTGGTATACTTGTTGATATGAATCCTCAAGATCCGCGTAAAAAGAAGAAGCAATTGCCCAAAATGAAAGGGCAAGTGGGAGAATCCCGTGCAAAAATTATTGAAAAACATTATGAATGGGGTCTATATGTTTACAAAAAAGCCAATGGTAAATGGTTTACAGATGGAAATGGTTCTGTTCTGAACATTGAATCAATGAAGGGCGACATCTTTCAGATATCTAAACTTAAAGAAGCGGCAAAATATTACGGGGATGAAGGAGACGGAACTTGTGTATTCGTTCCAGGACTTACAAGAATTTCAGAAGAAGAGTACTCTGAGCAAAAGCAAAGACTATCCGAAGGACTCATTCCATCAATGAATGACCTTGGAGCAGTTCAGGCAGCAAAAGATACAATTGCAAAATATGGAAGTGATGACTAATGTCTGAAGACAAAGAATTTTTTATTAGAGCAAAAACAGATAGCCCACTTCCAGAAGACGATACATTTACAAAGCAAGACCCCTTCAATCAGTCTTGGGATGTTATCAAAGATTTGCAGGGACTTGACAGCAACTTTAAAAGAAGAACAACTCGTGTACTAAAAGGAGAAGCAACACCAGCATACATAGAAAGTTCACGAGCAGAAAGCATTGGTCGTGACGGAGCAAAGTCTAAAGAAATTAACTCAGGAACAGTATTTAGAAATGCTTACGGACTATTCGATGTAATTACTCCACCATGGAATCTTTACGAACTTGCAAGTTTCTATGATACTTCATTTGCAAACCATGCAGCAATTGATGCCAAGGTAGAAAACATTGTTGGTCTTGGATATGAGTTTAAAGTTTCTAAAAGAACAATGCTTAAATTAGAAGCATCCGAACCAAAGACAGCAGAAAATGCACGTAGAAGAATTGAAAGAGCCAAGATTGAGTTGAGCGATTGGCTAGAATCTCTAAACACAGAAGACTCTTTTACTACAACTATGGAAAAAGTTTTTACTGATCTACAAGCAACAGGAAATGGATATCTTGAAGTAGGAAGAACAGTACGTGGAGACATTGGATATGTTGGTCATATTCCATCTACGACAATGCGTGTTCGTCGTCTTCGTGATGGCTTTGTTCAGGTTATTGCAAACAAGGTAGTTTACTTCCGTAACTTTGGAGCAACAAATGCAAACCCTCTTGGAACAGATGCAAGACCAAATGAAATTATTCACTTTAAAGAATACTCACCACTGAATACATTTTATGGTGTTCCAGATATTATGTCTGCAATTGGATCACTTCACGGAGATCAACTTGCATCACAATATAACATTGACTACTTCCAAAACAAAGCAACACCAAGATATGTTGTAACTTTAAAGGGTGCTAAATTATCTGCTGAAGCAGAAGACAAGATGTTTAGATTCTTGCAGACTGGTCTTAAAGGGCAAAATCATAGAACCCTGTACATCCCACTCCCAGGAGATTCTGACACCAACAAGGTAGAGTTTAAAATGGATCCTGTAGAAAATGGAATTCAAGAGGCATCCTTTAAGGAGTACCGCAAACAAAACAGGGATGATATTCTTGTTGCACATCAGGTTCCTCTTTCTAAGATTGGCGGATCTGATTCTGCAGCAATTGCAGCAGCGCTTTCTCAAGACCGCACATTTAAAGAACAAGTTGCTAGACCAGCACAAAGAAATCTTGAAAAAATGATCAATAAGATTGTAAGAGAAAAAACAGATATCTTAGAGTTTAAGTTTAACGAACTTACTTTAACAGATGAAATTGCTCAGTCACAGATCATTGAAAGACTTGTTAAAACACAGGTTATGCTTCCTAATGAAGGAAGAGAACTTCTTGGTCTGCCTCAGATTGAAGGCGGTAACGAGCCATTTGATCCAAAGCCTCAAGACACAGCAAATGATAATGCAAATAGACAAAGGGATACAGAAAGAACTAACAATCAGTCTGATGGACCAGCCACAGTAAGTGGAAGAAATCCAAAGGGCGAAGGTCGTAAGTCTGATGATGTGTCCGATATGTCCAAATAGTGATACTTCAATAAAAAAGGGTATATAATAGAATAACCATGATTATATCAAAAGCGCATTGGAATTCAGATGGTGATAATCTTCGCCTATCTATGCCTTTAACTAAGGTAGATAAAGAGCGTAGAATCGTTTCTGGTTTTGCATCCCTTGATAATGTTGACAAGCAGGATGACATTGTAACAGCAGAAGCGTCTATGACAGCCTTTGCAAAATTCCGTGGGAACATTAGAGAAATGCATCAGCCAGTAGCAGTAGGCAAGATGGTAGACTTTAAAGAAGATAAGTATTTCGATCCAGAAACAAAGAAGTTTTATAAGGGTGTTTTTGTATCCGCATATGTTTCAAAGGGTGCACAAGATACTTGGGAAAAAGTTTTAGATGGAACTTTAACTGGTTTTTCAATTGGCGGAAGAATGAATAAATGGGATGACGCTTATGATGAAAAAGCAGACAAGACAATTAGAGTTATTAAGGAATATGATTTGGTTGAGTTGAGTCTTGTAGACTCCCCAGCAAATCAATTTGCAAACATCGTTTCAGTAGAAAAAGTTGATGGCGTAGATGTTATCAAGGGAGACGAGACAGTTTTAGAAAATGTATTTTATGATAAGGCAAATGGAATAGTTATAGCATCTGAAAATGAATCAGAACTTAGCC